TAGTAATTGCGTCAAAACACGATAAACAACCAAATTATACATTTCCTTGTACAAATGACATTGATAATATATGTGAATATACTATTAAAGAATATAAAATATCTAATCGTTTATCTTTAATTATCAGATATGACGATGAAAATATTAAGACATTATTTATAGAATATAAACATTCGCAAAATGTAGATATTGATAAAATAAATGAACAAATTAATAAAATAATAGCGAAAATAGTAAACTAAGATAAAAACAAAAAATTGATTATTATATAAGTTATTTATTATATAGTTTAATATGCAAAGTAAAGAACTTAAATTTATAGATTTATTTTGTGGTATTGGAGGATTTCATCAAGCATTAATTAGACATAATTATAAATGCGTTATGGCGTGTGATATTGATGAAAAATGCCGTGATATTTATAAGGAAAATTATGGTATAACTCCTGAAAAGGATATTAAAAAAGTAGATGAAAAAACACTACCAGATTTTGATATATTATGTGCAGGATTTCCGTGTCAGTCGTATTCAAATGCAGGAAAAAAAGGTAATCTAAATGATCCTAGAGGAACATTATTTGAAGATATATTAAGAATAGCGGATGAGAAAAAACCTATGTTTATGTTTTTAGAAAATGTTAAACATATAAAAAAAATAGATAATGGCAATACTTTTAACCATATAATTAAAAGAATAAATGAAACGGGATATTATGTTAACAAAGACGATACTATATTTGAATTATCGCCGCACAATTTAGGTATCCCTCAACAACGGGAAAGAGTTATATTTGTATGCATTCACAAATCAATTTATGATAAAGATAAGATTATTAAATTTACACTACCAAATATACCTATTAATATTGAAAAAATTATAGAGAAGGATAAAACACTTACAACTAAATATAAAATATCAAAGGATATAGAAAATGTTTTAAATATATGGGATGAAATGATACAAAAATTTGATACAAACGAGTCCCTAAGTCCTACAATATTGTGTAATGAATTTTATAGAAAATATTCTGAAGAAGAATTTAATAATCTTCCAGCGTGGAAAAAAGATTACATAACTAAAAATATGCCTCTCTATAATAAATATAAAGAACAATGGGATGAATGGTATAGTAGATATAATGAAGTATTATTAAAAAAGGAAATTAATGGAAAATTAGAATGGCAGGCGGGTAAGAAAAAGCATAATGATAGTATTTGGAATTATTTCATTCAATTAAGACAATCGGGTATTAGAATTAAAAAGACCAATTATTTTCCTACATTAGTAGCAATAGTGCAAACGCCAATATATGCAAAGGAAAAAAGATATATAACACCTAGAGAATGTGCTAGATTACAATCTTTTCCAGAAAACTTTATTATACATAGTAATGATAAGGTAGCATATAAACAATTTGGAAATTCTGTTAATGTTGATGTAATAAGTTATATTATAGATTTAACTCTAGAAACTTACAATTTGATATGTTCTTCAAATATTTGATTATATATATCAACCTCATATGTATTATTTAGTTTCTCTACTTCTTCTGGAAGCAACTCTGGAAATTTATAAATATATTCCGGATGATTCTTTTTTATATGAGTAAATAACTTACTTTTATAAGAGATACTACCAGCATCTCTCTTTACATAATCTTCTGTATTAAAAGTTTTTGGTATTATATAAATTAAACCGCTATTTATCACAACAACAATAGTATTAATATCATCTAAATTGTGGTCTTTTCTACTTTTACAATTAATCATTATAACATCTCCGCTATCATTTAACTTAACCTTGATTGAAAATCTCGTGTTATTCATTTGAATATCGTTTTTATACTCCGATCCTATTTTATGCTGCGTATCTAGATCTAAACTATTAATGCCTATATTCTGAAACATAGAAATCAATGCTTTCTCTCCGAGTTTACCATAAATAAACTTATATTCGTTTTTTTGAGGTGGAAACTTCCTGCTTATTATGTTAAATTCTAAATGACATTTACGAAGAGCATCATAATTTTTTTCTAATTTCATTTGTTCTATAAGATAATTGCACATTTTCAAATCATCGTCGCTCTTAGCAGAGCGAATAGCATCGGTAACAACTTTAGATGCCATACCTCTTTTTATATTAGTTCTAAAGTAATTTGAAAAAGTTTTTGCTGATAAATTTACGAAGCGTAGACGGGAACTTGTTATTCTGGATAGAGTCTTTGTTGGTAATAGTATATCTTAGTACCCCTATCATTTTTTATCTTTTTAGCAAAAAAATATAACATATTATTCCGCGACAATAAAATGATATAATTATAAAAATTGATATAAATATTAAAATTATATTCTAAGTTATAATTTTAATACTAATGGAATATTATTCTTTTGTAGAGTTCGCTAATATTTTAAATAATGATAACATTGTGATAGATAAAACAGATAAAATTTATTATATTAAGGAATTATATGATTCCTATACAAAACATCTTATGGTATGTAAATATAATATTGATAATATTAAAGTTAAGAGAATGTACTCTGTTATTAATAACTATATTGATTTTTATGGAGATGGCAAGAATTATGATAGAGCAAAACTAGAAAATGAATATAAGAATAGAATTATTGATAATTTTAATAAAAAATTAAATCCCCCCAAGAGTTTCTTTACTACAGCACGTAGAGATTATCTTGATTATGAATATGCTGAGAAAATCAAAGAAGAAAATTGTGATATCAATAATCATTATAAAAATATAAATAAAAAGTACGAATATTATAATAATCTTGAGAAAAATACTAATGTAAATACTGAAGATAATGACGAAGTGTATTTATATGAAGATATGTATGATGAAGATAATGCGTCTTGTAGTTATAACAGTGACGATTATTACGAATACGATGTATTTTCAGACGAAGAAAGCGATTATTATTCGGACGATTTATCTTAGATATGTTAATCTATAGCACTATAGAATAGTTAAAGGAATTGCTAAATTATTCTTTTTTATTTATGCAAATAAAAGTATCAAAAATTGATATAGGTATTATATTATTATTTATAACTATATTAATAGTATAAGTATGAAAAGAAAAATATATGTAGGCGCGCATATAAAACGCGATGAACGTGGTATTATAGAAACAATGAATAATATTAAAAGTAATGGAGGAAATGCTTTACAAATATTTGTGTCTAACCCTAGAAGCAATACTATAACAAATATGGATAGTTATATTAAAATAGCACCATATATACAAAAATATCTTAAAGAAGAAAAATTTAAAATTATAATTCACGCCCCATATACTATAAATATTGCTAAAGATCCTGTAGAGTGTAAGCGGACTATGTTAATAGAAGATTGTTATTGGATTAAATTGTTGCTCAATCAATTGGTAATTGCAGATATGATGAATGCCGAAGGTATTGTTTTGCATGTAGGAAAACATGTTGGTTTATCAAAAGAAAAAGGTTTACAAAATATGAAAAATGCAATTGAATATATATTAAAAGAAATGGATAATAAAAAATTAAAAACAAAGTTAATTATTGAAACTCCTGCAGGACAAGGAACAGAACTTTTAACAGATTTAAATGATTTTGTAGACTTTTATAACGACTTTTCAAAAGAACAGCAAAAGTATTTGGGAATATGTTTTGACACAGCGCATACGTGGGCATTAGGTTATGAATTAATAGAAGCATATAATATATTATTTAAAAAAAATAGCAGCGACATAACTGTTATTCATTTAAATAACAGTTTAGTAAAAAAAGGAGACCTAAAAGATAGACATTCTGTAATGTTAGACGGGCAAATATCAGTTGATGATATGAATAATTTTATATCAAATCTAAATACAAAAAAAATTCCAATAATTATATTAGAAACTCCTACTGATAATTATAAAATGGAACTAAACCATATTAAAAATTTATTAGAATAAATATATATTCTTAATTTTCATTTACAATTGAATTTTCTCTCGCTTTATCTATCGCTTTTTTCATTTCATTATCGTAATCATCGCATAATTCTCTTATACTATCCCACTTGCATTTTGTTTCTGATATATTTTTAATAGTATTTTCTTGAACTTTCCACAATTCTATTAGAGTATTTAAGATATTTTTATCATTTTTATTAAAAATTAATTCAACCTGTTCATATGTCATTCCATCCGGTGCCTGTTTAATTACTTCATCCATTTATATACTTAATATATATAATATTTATAATATTTATATATTCTTATATTTTTCTATTTTATTCTTTTTGTAAATATATTCAGATAATTCATATGCTATTTCTTCATATGGATGCTCGTCATAATAATCACCTGATACATCACTTATTCCCGATGGCGTATCATTTTTGTAAGTACATATTGAGATTTTATTTGTCAATATATTTTTATAAAGTTTTTTATTTATATCAGGATTAGATCTCTTGTATTTAATTTGTTTAATTAATTCGGCATTATCGCTAATCATTTCATCGGTTAATTCTATATATCCCATTTTTACAATTATATTTTTAAATATATCTTCGTTATTTCTTTGATATACATGTATTTTTTCATGAATTAATATTTTTACTAATTCATCTTCGTCATTTGTAAGAACATTATTTGATAAAAATATTACATTTTTTCTAGTATGAGGCAGACCACTTTCATAGTTTATTTTACCCTTACCTGTTTTAAAATTTGTTTTAGAGAAAACCCATTTAATATTAGCAATTTCGCTCAAATTTATATATTTAGCATAATCAATATCATTAATTATTACATTACGCAATAAAGTATCTGCGACTAAGGTACATTTATTTAATTGCACAATCTCACCTTCTGTAAATGATGATGAAAGCATTTGAATATTTTCTATGTAATCTTTTGATGTATTAACATTTCTAGCGTATAAATCCAATGAAGAGAAATTACTTACATAATTGTCTTCATCATCCTTTAAGAATTTAGCGGTTTCTTCTGCAGACATATAATGAATATTATTTGAATTATTAAATGAATAATACACTATGTAATAAATAGCAAATGATATGCATATTATAGAAATTATGATTAAAGAAGCTAATAAAATGTAATTATATATCATATTTATATACTAATATTATATTATAATTTATAATATCTTTTTCTTATTCTTATTCTGTAACCTCTTCAGTTTTAGTTTCAGTTTTAGTTTCAGTTTTAGATTCTTTTTTTTTTCCTATTTTATTTTTTTTAATTTTATATGCTCTATTGAAACATATCTTAGTTTTATCCTTATTTTTCATAACGTGATTAAAATTCATATAGTTGTCACTACAATATATATTCTTATACGCTAAAGAACTTTTTGCTATTTTTTGTATAATGTCTGTATTATTTACATCAGATAGTGATGAATTTTGTTTAGCGGCACTATGTACAATATCTCCCATAGTTTTATAAAAAAACACGTCATTATTTTTTATACAATACTGGTATTCCCGTTTATTTTCTAAAATAATGCTTGACTTATCTTCTTCAGTTAACCATATCTTATTTTTCTCAGAATTTATAAGTTTATAATAAATGACCCTTATCTCTTTTTCAACTATTATTTTACAATATCCGTATGAATTTATAGTGTTATATTCTATTAAATAATCATTGATAGGATATTGTAACTTTTTGAGTATTGTTATATCTTTAGAACTTTTTTTTATCATATCATATTCTGGTGTTATTTCGTTAATTAAATCAGGGTCTGCACCACCGGTTCCCGACATTATTTGAATTAAAGAATAATCTGTAGTGTCTATTTTCTTACTTATTTTCATTATGTTAAAATTATGACAATCCGCACATAAATAAATACAATTATTCATTACCAATACTCCGTATAAAGCGTCCAATATATTCTGTGCTATTTCAATATTTTGTTGAATTTCGTCTTCGCGCGTACTACTATTCTTTTTAACAAAAAATAAAGGGAAATGTCCCATTACAAAGAGTTGTTTATCTCTATTTTTCCTCTTTTCATCCGTTATAGTTTTATTAACATTTTCAATATAATCTAAATCTAAATTATTAGTATTAATAATTATCATAATATAATTTTTAGAATATTTAATCCCAATCTCACTACCCTTAAATAACAATATCTCTTTTTCTTTTTTATCACTATGTCTTGTAATATCAATTTTACTATCTAAATTTTCTAAGTATATTTCTTCATTTTCACTAGTAACTTCTGATATAAATTTAAAGATAGGATTTTCATCTGGGTTTTCTAATAAAGGAATCTGATTATTATAATTCAAAGAACCTATATCCTCGTCACTATTTTTTATCTTAGACATAAAATATTTTTGCGTTTTTATCATACAATCATCTTTTCTTGGAGAAATAAATGTACCTTTTGCAGTACTATCATCATCTTGACTATCTTTTGCTTCATCGTGATTACCTACGCAAATATATACGTCCTTTTTCATATCATATAATAGATAATATCCAGATATTAATACAGGTGTTAAATAATGTACAAGGTCTTCGTCTTTAATATTATCATTTTCTTTTTTAATTATATTTTTTAAATCTTCATTATTTTTAATTAAAAAATTATACCAGTTATCACCTGCGATATATAAAGTATCTATATGCGATTCTAACTCTTTAATAGAATATAATACTATATCTCGATATAAAAAACTATCCTCTTTGCAATTAATATTATTCCAACAACCAAAAAATAGAAATGTATTTAATTCATTTGTATTTGTTAATGACATTTATGTTCTAATAATATAATTATAAAAATAAAATATTATAAATATAATGCATTATATTTATAAGAAGAAATGTTAATCTTTTTTTTACAATATGTATCATAGAAAACATTAGTAACATTAAAAGGTAAAGATATTTTAATAGAATCTATAGGAACATATATCATCATATTAATCCACGACACTATATTATTAATCGCTCTTTTTAAATTACGAACACCATCTTCCGTTTCAACATCATTTATGATATACTTTAATAATTCGTTTGTAAATAAAATATCGCCTTTATTTAAATTATATTGTTTTAATATTTCTGGTATGATATAATCTCTCGCTAGCAGTATCTTTTCTTCGCTATTGTATCCATTGACATTTATTACAATCATCCTATCTTTTAAAATTGGGTTTATTAATGTATCATCGTTATATGTAAATATAATCATAGAACGAGAAATATCAATATCTATTTCTTCAAAATATCTATCATTAAATTTATCATTTTGAACGGGATCTGTAATATGTATTAATGTATTTATAATTTCTTGACCTTTATATGTATTTGAAACCTTATCTAATTCATCAAATAATATAAGAGGATTCATTATTCCTGTTTTCATTAAAGACTCGCATATTTTTCCATACGAAGACCCTTCGTATGTATAAGAATGACCCTTGAGAAAAGAAGAATCGTCTGTGCCACTAAGTGATATAAACACATTAGGATAATTTAGAGCATTGCAAATACCTTCCTTTATAAGTTTTGTTTTTCCTACACCTGCACTTCCTTGTATTCCAATTATATATCCTGATGCTTTAGGAAATGATATTAATTGTGCTAAAACTCTTACTATTTGTTCTTTAGCATCTTTATGTCCAAATACAGTTTCGTCCATACGCGCTCTAATATTATTTAAAAAATTACATATAGATTCATTACCATCTGTAATTTTAATAGGTATTTCATAAAATTTATTAAAAGGGATGTTATTTAATGATAATAACCAAGAACTAAGTTTATAATATTCTGATGAATTACTATTCATTTTATTAAAACTTTCAATTTTAGTTATTATACTTTTCTTTGTACGAATATTGATATCAGAATTAAGTATCTTAAAACGAATAGGAACCTCTGTAATAATAGAACAATTCTCAACTTCTTCTTCAATATTAACTAATGCAATCTTATCATTTTCTGGAAGAATATCAAAAAATTTTTTTTCATTAGTATTATATCTATTATAAAATTTATAGACCTTCTTATTTATAGGATGTTTTTTAAGATTTAAAGAACATGGTCGCTGACTATTATTATTTAATATTAGATATACTAAATTTTTATTTTTATTATCTTGTTCATCTTGAAATTTATTAAAATTGTTATTATTGTTATTATTGTACAATGTATTAATATTTTTATTGAAAATCTCATCAAAATCATTAGAATTTGAAAAAATCGTATTATCATTTTGATATTCCTCAGTATCTTCTGTATCCTCTGTACCCTCCGTTTCTTCTGCATCCTCTGTTACTTCAGTATCTTCTGTATCTTCTGTTACTTCAGTATCTTCTGTATCCTCTGTTACTTCAGTATCTTCTGTATCCTCGGTTTCTTCTGTATCTTCTGTATCTTCCATTTCTTCTGTGTATTCTAGTGATGCCATTTTAATAATATATGGAATTATTCATAAGTATTTTTATTATGATTAAAAAATAATTTTTACATATTATTCATTTTTATTAAGAATTTGTCATTACCTTAATTGAAGATTTTATGAATTCTGAAGGTTCTTCGGGATTAGTTCCAGACGATCCCTTTTGTAATGATTGTTTTTTAATATTGTCTAAAATATTTTCAGTTGATTGACCTTCAGTATTCTGAACAGATTGAGTATTTTGTTCTGTTTGTAAATCAGAATTAATATTTAACATCTTATTTGAAGATTGAGATTCTTCGTAGTCTTCAAAATTTTCATATGTTTTATTAAATTCTCTACCCCAATAATAGTTAGACGATACTGTTCTAACAATTCTGTTAATATTAATAATAAAATAGGTAAATAGAGAAATAATCAAAATAATGGCAATTAAAAAGAATATTCCCATATATATATTGTTTGTATAAAGATTAATAGTATAAGACCCTATAATAATTATAGAGAGTAATATAATTGTAAATATATATATATCATAGTTAGCATTTTCATATTTTATAATATCTGTATTTAAATGTGCATCACCTGTTTTATTTTCAAGGAAATAGTTAACATAATTTTTATCATTATATTTATTTGATATTAAACTATTTAAATCAATTTCTTTATTAAACAATGTTTGTGTGTCTGTATAATAATTTGCTATATTAATTGAATTTATTAACTCTCTTGCTTTATCTGTTAATCTAGATATTATAATAGATCTTTTGGTTGCTGAAATATCAGGATCACTCTCTGGTTTATTAATTCCAGATATAGTTTCTGTAGGATCCATACATGATTGGGTACATATAGCTGTAGAATATACATTTTTTAGTGTAGTTGTTGTAAATGTTTCTATATAACTTTCATTTACATATAATACATTAATAATATAATATACTGCCAACATTAATATTGTTATTCCGAAACAAATTAAAGAAATTATTTTCATTAATGCTCTGTCTACTCTTGCAATATTTATAATAAATATTGTTGCTATTAACAATGAAACAATTGTAATATATATAACATATTCATAATATAATATTGTATTTTTAGATTTACTCGCTTCAAATAGAGAAGCATTATTTAAAATTTTAGTTTTGTTTGAGTTAATATTTTTATCAATATTTTCTATTTTAGATTTTAATGTAAGATTAGTTTTTTCTAATTCAAAGATTGAATTTTCGTATAAATATACTTTTACATTTGAATGTAAATATCTAGTTGTACTTTGTGCTTCCTGTGGTTTATTAACATATAATTTATTTTCAAATTCTTTTAATAATATTATAGGATTGCCGTTATTGGTTGTAGTAACATCTTCAATGCTAAGTAAAATATTATAATCCGGTATGAGTATTGAATATCTTATTTTAGTATCAAGCGTTTCTTGAATCAATTTATTTTTACTCTTTTGTACTGCAGGTGTATTATCGTAAGGATTTATGCTATTATTTGCTGAATCGTATATAAAACTAGCATATATTAAAAGATCTGTGTCTGCTACATATGAATATCTGCTATTAGTATTAGGACTAATATCTATTCTATCCATATGGTTTTCTAATAATTCTATGTTTTTATCGAGAATATTTTTAAAATTTCCAGACGTTTTAGTAACATTATAAATAAACGTTTTTTTATAATTATCATCAAAATTTGATACAACTATTTCTGCAGGAAGAGTAAGAGTTGCAGCATCTGTAATGTAACTAATAAACTTATTTGAAGAGGTTGTAGTATCATCGCTCGCTTTATAATTAGGATAATTTAATAATAAGCAATTATTTAATGAATATGCCAAATTATGATAAATATTGATTGCATTAATAGAAGATAATAATAATTTTTTAAGACTTTTAAACAAAATATTCAAATAATCCAATGTTGAATTCAAATGTACATATTTTATATTTCTTAACATTATTAAAAATATTCTTATAAATTTTTGATAAGGTTTCTTTGCGTCAGTAAAATTACCTCCAGCAACGTTACTAAAATCATATTGATGATATCCATAACCATATTTATCAGTACCTGAAATTAAACTTATACCATCTTGTAATTGACCATATCTGTCAACAAATGTATATGATAGAGAATTTGCTGTAGTTATATTTGCAGGTCTAGTTGAGGGTCTTTGAGATGATGCTGCATGCATTTCTTTTGTATTAAAATACTGAAGAGAAGGACTATGATGTTGAAAATCATTTGCAATATATAAATATACACCAGAACCTGTATATTTATATTGATCGCTTGTAGGTTCTATAATGAATAACCCTTTTGGTGTATTTAAAGCATCTCCGGATACTAATGGTTTTGAAACTATGTGTATAGTATTATAATCCTTGATATATTTTTTATTATCATTTGAAGTATCTAAATTTGCAAAATGTACTAATTCGCTTTGTTCAGGATTGTTAGATATATAATCAGATTCGGTTTTTACTTCTGTGGGTGTATTATCCCAAAAAGCTTCATTTTTTTGCGGGTTTAAATTAAAGTCTATTGTTAGAAATGATTCTATTATTTTAATATAAACATCTAATAAAAATATGGTATAATATATATTTTTTACAATTGCTTGATCAAATTGAAGTCTTGTTCCTCCTTTTCCAGATTCGGTTAAAATTTTATTATAAAAATGTAAATGTTGTTTTGTTTTTGTAGTACCATCCGCTGTTAATTTATTTATCCCTGCATTAGTTACACCTGTAGACAAACTTATATATATAGATTGATCTATATCAAGATTAAAACAATTGCGTAATATATTTTTAAAAAATCCAGTATCAAAAGTTGTAGGTTGAGTTATTTTTAACTCATCTCTATTTGCAGTGGGAATTGTTAATTTATCTGTATTAGTATAACCTCCGTTAGTTAAAGTACCTTCAAATGTTGGTAATAAATAAGTCAAAGCATTTTCAAATATTTTTTTAGAATTATATATATCTTTATAGACACCTGAAACTTCAAAATTACTAACTCCTCTCTTTTTTATAATTCCATGCAGTTCTCCAAACGCTTTATATAATTCCCTATAATTATCAATATTTTGTGATGTATCTATACTAGTCATTAATTATTCAATACTCTATTATTTTAAAATATATTATATTTTTAAATACAAGACCTATATGAAAAAGATTCACCGCTATTTTCATTATATCTATTAATTTTCACAATGTCTCCGTGCTTTAACCCGATCCATTTGGCGATAGGGTCGTTTTGTAAAATTACATGCATATGCATTTTAGTTCTTGTCATATACTCTTTCATGAATTCTTTAACTTCTTCTTCTGTAAGTTTAGTATGTTTAGGTACATACTCGTGCTTAGTAGGATTAAACATCAATTGTTGCAATGTAAAATATTGAAGTTGCCCTCCGTTTTTCTGAAAAAATTTGTCATATTTATTTAATAAAGATTTTACTGCAGTTGATATTGATTCATTATTAAATATCAATATGATATTATTTTTTGACCCGTATTTACTGGTAAAATCGTTGATATTATTGTTACTATCCTTTATTTTCTCTTTTAATTCATCAATTATCATTTTCCTCAATTTTTTAGTAAGAGCATAAATTACCGATGTATTAGATGTTTGAATGTCAATAACATTTCTATCAGTCTCGAAATCTTCTTTATTCATAGATAATAAATGTTCTTTAAACATAGATACATCATCTCCTCTATAAACTAGCATTTCTTCAATGTTAGTATTAACAATATCAATATCCATAACTAATTAATAATTATATATCTTATTATTATATAATAATAAAAAAGTCAATTTTTATTAATTATTTGATTTTTTGCATATTCAATAATTTTAGGATCAATATAACTATTTTTACATACTATAGGTGTATTGTGTAATTCAATTGCTGTTAATTCTAAAGCCTTTTTAATGGGATTTTTGCAATCTTTTGATTTTGTTAAAAATTTAGTAAATAGATTATTAGCATTCCAGGTTCGCAAATCCTTTGTAGTAATTTTGACGTCTAATTTATTTTCTAAATAATTATTTACATCCGTTGAATTTATCGGGATGTTATTATATGTAAATATATATTCGTTATTGAATTCTTTACTATCTTGATAAGTAAGTATTTTATTAGATAGATAATTATAGATGTGCTTGTTATTACATATAGATGTGTTACGAACACCCTTTTTACCGATAAAATCAAAAATTATATGGCATTTTTTATTATCACAAGTTATATGAGATAATTTTAATGTTGTAAGTCCATATGAATTATTTTCTTTTTCGTATTTTTTATTACCAATTCTAAATCCGCAACATAATATTAATGTAATAATCATAGCGATCATTTTAGTTTTTTCATCGGTAGATTTTATATCTTTGGAAATACAATTCTTAATTTTCAGAAAATATTTATTACAATCTTCAATTTTATTATATTTTTTGCAATTTTGAATATTTATATATTTAGGATTATATATTATTTGTTTTCTATTTTTACTATCATATCCATATGCCAATATTTTCTTATTATTAATTATTGTAACATTATCATATGCTGGAGGTATCTTCATCTTTTTTATTTTTTCTAATAAAATTGCATCTGTAATTTCTACATCGTTTTTATAGTATTTAAATCCAGTAATATAAGTACCAATGCGTTTTATTTTCATTTGTTTAACTAATATAAATAAAATATAATTGTGGTGTTATAAAATGATATAAACATATAATAATATATGTATTCATAAACTGAATATATAATGGCGCAAACTAAAAAACCTACTCAACCCGCTCCTACTCCTGCTACTCAAGTCGCACCCCCGGTGCCTCCCATTGATTTGAAACAATCTGCTAAAAAAGGCGTTGTAGCGAAAGTTACCGAAGATAAATCTCCCGCCCCTAAAGAAACAAAAGTTCCTAAAAATGTTGTAGTAAGTGCTCCTGAAACTGCTGAACCCGAAACTGCAGTACCCGTAAATGCCGATGG